GGGAGGACAAGCACATGACCACCTACAAGACAAACCACGCAGCCACCACCAAGAGCCTGACCGAGTGGTACTTCGGAAAAGCTTTTGTAGCCAGCATGACCGCCAAGGCCAAGCGTGAGAGCAGGAAGACCGGGAAGACGGAATTCCGCTTCTGGCAGGACGGCACCGGCTACCTGACCATCACCCTTCACTAAGGAGGTACCCACCATGACAAACCTCGACCACATCCTTTCCCTGGTCCGCCACGGCGCACAGCTGCGCAACCCGGACGACGGCAGCCTAATGCCGCTGACCGAGGACTTTTACCGCAGGGCGGTGAAAGCCTGCCATACTGGCGGCTATAACGCAGCCACCTACGATCTGGTCCTTCCGGGGATTGAGGACGAGATGGGCCTTTGCATCTGAAAAAACGGGCACGTCGATTCCGGCAGCATGCGGAGCATTTGCGATTGCCTTGCCCGGTGAGGCTGAACAAGTCGCCACGAGGGGCCTTCGGGCCTCTTTTGATGAGCTGTATCTGGCTGATTTTCTGAAGTGAAAAAGGCAATAGAAGGACCTCGTCCATAGCAGCGAGGTTTTTCTATTTCCAAATGAACAAATCAGCCCGTAATCTTTGTGCATTATATTCCTGGAATATGCGCAGAATTGACTTGCTATTATTCCGATTCAGAGTGATATATACACATGCCGAAGGGCAAACGACAAGGATTACGGAGGGCAAAGACCATGACAAACGCTTACGAATTGAGGAACCATTTCTTCCTGGAAGACTACAACACCGCGATCCTGTGGGAGGATTTCGAGACCTTCTTCACCAAGACCAAAGAAAAGGTCACCTTCACCTTCCAGGGATGGGACGGCAAGAGCTACGACGGCGAGAGCCGGACCGCGACGGTTTACCGGACGACCATCAAGGGCTTTGAAGGTTTCCACTTCATCAAGGTCGGCAAGGGCCTCCACTACATTGAGGACGGCACGGCGATCCTGGAGAAGGCGACCGGAGAAACCCACGAGAGAGCCAGCTGGCTGGTGGACGTGAAGCGGGCCTGATCACAGCGAACGCAACCGGGAAAGGTAGCCTCTCGGGGCTGTGCTTCTAGCTGTAATATACACGAAATACCCTCTGAATCTTTGTGCAGATTATTCCCGAAAAATCTTCCGATAATCCGGAAATATAACTTGCTATTTCTTCCGAGTAGAGTGATATATACACATGCCGAAAGGCAAACGACCAAAGGAGGAACAAGACCATGACAAGCCTTGAAAAGAACGCCCGCACCTACCGCCTGCCGGAGACCACCACCCCTGAGAACCTCGCCTGCAGCTGGAGCTGCACGGTGAACTTTGGAGACAAGGTTCTCCTCGCCGGATACTACTACAGCGGCCGGAACCAGAACAGCTACTTCGGCGCGGTTTACGAATACACCACAGCGGATCACACCTGCGAAGGCGAGATCAGGCTGGCAGCGGTCAGCACCGAGATGTTCGTAGATAACGGCCACGCCCTGGCATGGGGTATGGCGCAGTGAGGAGGACAGAGCGATGACGACATTCGAACGGGATTACAAGGACGCCCAGGAGGGAAACGAGATCGAGGTCTTGACCCGGAGAAAGGCTGAGATCAAACGGCTGACTCAAGAGGGGAAAGCCTGCAAGAACGGATTTCGCAGGCAGTGCATCGCCCAGGAGGTCGCGAGACTTCAGAAAGAATACGATAAGATCGACGCATTATTCTGAGCCTACAGATGTTCTCTGCGGGCTTTTTTCATGAGTAAAATCGTGGACAAACTCCATTGCAGTTTCTGATATCATGATATTGTCGAAAGATGGCGGAGCCGGAACCGCCTCAACAAAACACACGCTGGGGATAGAATTGGCGGCATCGGAATACCCTGAACCGCAAGGAGCGCGAAAAAACGCATGACGGTCATGTGAAGACTCCTAACGAATGAAACCGTCAATGAGTAAAATCGTGGACAAACAATATTGCAGTTTCTGATATAGTGATAGCATCAGAAGTGCGCGAGGATCTGTGGAGCAATTCCGCAGGTCCTTTCTTTACGCCATTTTTCGGGAAGGAGGGATTGAATATGGCGACTAAGGGAAGAAAGCCGACGCCTACAGCGATTAAGGAACTGGAAGGCAATCCCGGCAAACGGCCACTGAACGATAAAGAGCCAAAGCCTCAGAAGAAGGCTCCCCCTTGCCCTAAGTGGCTGGAGCCGGAAGCGAAAAAGGAGTGGCGACGACTTGCAAAAAAGATGGAGGCACTCGGTGTGCTGACGGAAGTGGATATGGCCGCCTTCGCCGGTTACTGTCAGGCCTACGCCAGATGGAAACAGGCAGAGGAACGGATTACGGATCGAGGTCTGGTCATCCGCACGCCTTCCGGATATCCGCAGCAGGTGCCCTACATCAGTATCGCGCAGCAGTATCTCCGGCTCATGAATCAGTTTGCGGAGCAGTTCGGCCTGACGCCTGCGGCAAGAAGCAGGATCATCGCCGGGAATGAGAGCAGCGCCGGGCATGTGGATGAGATGGATGAACTGCTGGGAGGTAGCTGATGGGAAGCGCGAAACCGAAGAATTATCCGGTTCTGGAAAACTACACGCCTTCCAGTTTCATGCTTCCCGATTCCCATTATGATCCGGATAAGGCTGACCGGGCGGTTCGCTTTATCCAGATGCTCCCCCACACAAAAGGCCGCTGGGCTGGAAAGCCGTTCTGGCTGCTGCCCTGGCAGGAGCAGATTATCCGTGACCTGTTCGGCATTGTAAAGGCGGACGGGACCAGGCAGTTCCGCATGGCCTATGTCGAGATCCCGAAGAAGAACGGAAAGAGCGAGCTGGCTGCGGCGATTGCCCTTTACATGCTGTACGCGGATGGAGAGGCTTCACCGGAAGTGTACGGGGCGGCGGCAGACCGGCAGCAGGCGTCTATTGTCTTTGATGTAGCGAAACGCATGGTGGAAATGACGCCTGGTCTGTTAAAGCGCAGCAAGATCATGGGGGCGACAAAGCGGATTGTGAATTACACCAATGCCGGTTTCTATCAGGTGCTTTCCGCTGAAGTCGGTACCAAGCATGGCCTGAACGTGAGTGCTCTGTGCCTGGATGAGCTGCATACGCAGCCCAACAGAAATCTGTTTGATGTTCTCACCAAGGGCTCCGGCGATGCTCGATTGCAGCCGCTGTACTTTCTGATCACGACAGCGGGAACAGACCGGAACAGTATCTGCTATGAGGTCCACAACAAGGCCAAGGATGTGCTGAAGGGAACTCGCATTGATCCGTCTTTCTATCCGGTGTTGTATGGACTGGACGATGAAGATGACTGGGGCGATGAAAAGAACTGGTATAAGGCAAACCCATCACTGGGATACACGATTCAGCTTGACCGGGTACGGGATGCCTATCGGGAGGCACTGACCAATCCGGCAGAGGAGAACGTATTCCGGCAGCTCCGTCTCGACCAGTGGGTCGGCAGTACGGTGGCCTGGATACCGGAACACATCTATGACCTGGGAGATATCCCGATAGATATAGATCACCTGAAAGGCCGTGAGTGTTACTGCGGGCTGGACCTTTCCAGTACCAGCGACATCACGGCTTTTGTCATGGTGTTCCCTCCGATGAACGAGGGAGATAAATACATCGTGGTGCCGCACTTCTGGCTGCCGAGGGAGACGCTGGATCTTCGAGTCAGGCGGGATCATGTTCCCTACGATGTCTGGGAGAAACAGGGCCTTTTCCATGTGACGGAGGGTAATGTGGTCGATTACAACTTCATCCGAAAGACGATCAACGAACTGAACACACTGTTTCACATCAAGGAGATCGGCGTGGACCGGTGGAACGCCACCCAGCTGATCACCGATCTAGAGGGTGATGGCTTTACCATGGTTCCCATCGGCATGGGATTCAAGGATATGAGCCCCGGCATGAAGGAACTGTACAAGCTCCTGTTGGAGGGCAAGATCGTCCACGGCGGGAATCCCGTGCTCCGTTGGATGGCGGGGAACGTGGTAGCTGAGATCGACGCGGTGGAGAACATCAAGCCCAGCAAGAAAAAGAGCACGGAGAAGATTGACGGCATCGTTGCCTGGATCATGGGATTGGACAGAGCGATCCGCCATGAACAGCAGGGCAGCGTGTACGATGACCCCGAGCATGGACTCTGGGTATTTTGAGGAGGAAGCATATGGGCTGGAGAGAATGGTTCGGCTTTAGTAAGCCGAGAGACGCTCCCAATGAGGAGCTGCCGAAGATTGAAGACAACGTCCGGGACTCGGGCGGTATTTTTGTCTTTGGGCAGACGCTCAGCGGAGAGCGGGTGGATGAGAAATCCGCGCTGCAGATCGCAACGGTGTATGCCTGTGTGCGGCTTCTGGCGGAAACGGTAGCGAGCCTGCCGCTGCATCTTTACAAGTTCACCGAGAAGGGCGATGGAAAAGAACGCGCCACAGATCATCCGCTGTATAAGATCCTGTACCGGCAGGCGAATCCGGAGATGACGAGCTTTTCCTTCCGGGAAGCCATGATGATGCACCTGCTTCTTTGGGG